AACGGCTACCGAAACAGTATACAACGCGCTACAACCTGCCATACGGTACACTAAAGAGCAGTGTCTTGACCTTCCAGACATGACGTATGTTAAACGTGCTGTTGAGTTAACACGTCAACAGAAAAAGTATTACAAGGAGTTGAAGAACCGACTTGTGATGGAAGCGGCAGGTGAGGAAGTGACCGCGCACAACGCTGCCATATCTATGAACAAGCTGTTACAGATTAGTGCAGGTGCAGTCTACACCGATAAAGGTGACACACTAGAGTTTGATATCAAACACAGATACAGTGTGCTGAAAGAAGTCATTGACGAGAGCAGCCAGAAGGTTCTGGTGTTTGTACCTTTCAAACATACGATTGATATATTGGTAGAGAAGCTACGCAAGGACGGAATAACTGCGGAAGTGATTCGCGGAGATGTACCTGCGGCGAAGCGAACAGACATATTCAAACGGTTTCAAAATGACCCTAACCCCAAGATATTGGTGATACAGCCGCAATCAGCAGCACATGGTGTGACTTTAACCGCTGCAAATACTGTTGTATGGTGGGGACCAACTTCCTCTTTGGAGACGTATGCGCAAGCAAATGCACGTGTTCACAGGTCAGGACAAAGACACCCATGTACGGTAATCCAACTACAAGGATCAGCCGTAGAAAAACACGTCTACGCATTACTTGATAGTAGAATAAACGTACACTCAAAAATTATAGATTTATACAAAGAAATACTTGACTAGCTCAACAGGTGCTGTTAGATGTTAACTCCCGATAAAGGAGAATAACATGAGTGATGCAAAAATCTCTATCGAAAAACTTACTGCCACGTATATTAAAATAAGGGATAAGCGCAGTGAGATATCGAATAAATTCAAAGAAAAAGATGACGAATTAAAGTCACAACAAGACAGAATTAAACGTGCGCTTCTTGAGCATTGTAAAGAACACAACGTTGAAAGTGTTCGCACTGCGGAAGGTTTATTCTATCGTACCGTTAAAAAGCGTTTTTGGACAAACGACTGGGAGTCCATGCACAAGTTTATTCTAGATCAGCAAGTGCCTGAGTTTTTAGATAAACGCCTTAACCAATCCACCGTAAAGCAATTTCTTGAAGAGAACCCTGACGTGTTACCACCGGGGCTGAACGTGGATTCTGAATATGCAATATCAGTGAGGAAAAAATGACTGAGAAGAAGAGTCCATTTGTGACAATAGAAAGTCTGGCACAGTATTTTCACGTGTCGGTGTCTACCATCCGTGCGTGGGTGCGGCAGGGGCATATCCCCGAAACTACCTACATTAAACTTGGCAACACTTATAGGTTTAACCGCGATCAGGTAGCTGAAGCGTTAACAACCATGCAGAAAGAAGCAGAGTTGGACAGCGAGACAGTTAGTATAAGCGCCACAGGTGTAGTTGGATCTACAACAATAACATCCAATAATGATAACGAGCAGCTAGAATTAAACTTTGATGCTGACGATGATGTATAATGCACCGCATAAGTTTACGTGGTGGACAATTTCGTAAACTGGTTAAGGGTGAACAAGTTAGTGTGTGCGCCGATAAGTCACTTAACTTAGTGATTTTAGACGCTGCAAAAGTATCACGCGCTTACTATGCAGGGGAGTATGACCCTGATAGTCCAGCCGCTCCGACATGTTGGTCGGCAGATACTAGTGCACCTGCACCAGAGGTGAGGCAAGAAGATCGCCAATCCAATCGTTGTATGGACTGTACCCAGAATATTAAAGGGTCGGGTTCGGGTATGTCACGCGCATGTCGTTTTGCGCAGCGGCTAGCCGTAGTATTAGAGGATGACTTTACAAATGTATACCAACTGCAAATACCTGCGACCTCATTATTTGGTAAGGCACAGGAAGGTAAAATGCCGATGCAAGCCTATGCACAATACCTAAATTACCATAGCACTTCTCCTATATCTGTGATTACCGAATGTGCATTCGATCAGAATAGTGTTGTGCCAAAACTGTTTTTCAAGGCGGTACGCCCCCTTGAAGAAAGCGAAGTAAGTCTCGCAATGGAAAGGGCAGATAGCCCCGAAACTAAAGAGGCTTTACTAATGTCAACGCCCACAAGAGGCTCAATCTTTGCGGAAGTAGATGGTTTTGTCTATGACGCAAATTTAAAATAAGGAGACTTTTATGTCTGAACAATATGTGATTAAGAAAGTTACCACCATGTATCCTAAACTAGACAAGACGTACCGTTTTGATGCTGAACAGCAGCGATCCGTTTCTTGTAGTCCGTTAGATGATGGAGCCGAATATTCGGTTAACTTCATAATGGATAGCCCAACTGCCAAAGAGTTATGGGAGTACATGAAAGAAACTTATAACGCCGAGAAGAAGCATAAAAAGAATTGGCCTGAGATGAAAAACCCATTTAAAAAGACAGAGGATGGGATGTGGTCACACAAAGCTAATCTTAAAGGCGCATACAACGGCGAAAAGACTAAGAAACCATCGCAAGTTGATTCAAAAGTACAAGAACTGCCAGACGACTTTCAGTTAACTAGTGGTAGTATTGCGAATATTGCAGTAAAGGGTGTACCTTACAATGGTTCGATGGGTTGTGGATGCTCACTAAGATTGCAAGCAGTGCAGGTTCTTAAACTTGCCGAACGTCCGCAAGCGTCTCCATTCGGGACTGAAGAAGGCTATGACTCGCAAGAGAGTAGTCCGTTTACCGCTGTGGATCAGAACGAAATAGAGGCAGGTGCCTCTAAAAAATCAAACAATGTGCTTGAAGACACACCTGTGAAAGAACCAAAAGTCAAAAAGAAAGAGGAAGCAAAGGCTTCCAACGATGATCTTAGTGACCTTGTCGAGGCGTGGGACGACGAAGACGAGTAATTTTGGAGCCGTGACTGTAACAGGTCACGGCATTTCTTTCATGGGCAAGAGCAATGCAAATAAAAACATTTATGCAAAGCGTGGTGCCGCACGAAGGATGGTACTGTGTATTTGCTGCCAATAAGGCAGGACAACGTAAACAAAAGTTTTACGACTCCATAGACCATGTGCTTGACGCAGCGCGTGACCTAGATGCAAACGGTTACGATGTGTATTATGCACTGGCTACTTTCGGCGAAGCGGGATCTCGTAAGCAAGAAGACGCAATAAAATTACGTTCGTTCTTCATGGATTTAGATTGTGGAGAAGGTAAAGAGTTTCCCACACAATACGCCGCTATAAAAGAATTACGTAGGTTTTGTAAAGCACTAGATTTACCTAAACCTATCACAGTTAACTCAGGGCGCGGAGTGCATGTATACTGGGCTTTGAGTGAAGATGTAACTCCTGATGAGTGGACACCCATAGCCGAGCGGCTCAAATTACTATGCGCACAGCATAAGTTTGACGCCGACCCTGCGGTGACTTCAGATGTTGCTAGGGTCTTACGTGTCCCAGGGACCCGGAACCACAAGAGTGATACACCTAAAGAAGTTACAGTGTTTGGAGTGGAACAAGTACAACCAGTAGATTTTGACAAGTTTTCAGAGTTGGTTGGTGGTGGTGTGATACCAGTTCCAAAGAAGTTTACCCCAACAGGAAGCAGTAACTCAGTTTTAAACGCTTTATTGAGCAACCGTGAATCTTATTTCAAAGATATAATGGTTAAGACAGGGAAGGGAGAGGGGTGTGCGCAGTTAGGGTACATTTACAAAAATCAATCTACAATGTCAGAACCCATGTGGCGAGCAGGGTTGTCAATTGCGAAGCATTGTGCGGACGCTGATAAGTCTGCGGCGCGTATATCAGAAGGTCACCCTGAGTTTACACCAGATGAGATGTTCAATAAGATGGACAGGATTAAAGGTCCGTACCTTTGCACTACGTTTGACGAGTATCGCCCAGACGTTTGCACATCGTGTTCGTTATGGGGAAAGATTAAATCTCCTATCTCTATCGGTAACCGCACAAAGGTGGCAACCGAAGAAGACAATGTTGTCGAGTTGTTTTCGCCCGAACCAGATGCGGAACCAGAAATTTACACTATACCAAAGTACCCACACCCATTTTTTCGCGGTGCAAACGGCGGTGTGTATATAGAAACCGAAGACGCAGAAGGAAACAGGAAAGACGAGTGTATATACCATAACGATTTATACGTTGTGAGACGTGTGCATGACGGGGATGAAGACGCTTTGGTGTTTCGTTTGCACTTGCCAAAAGACGGAATAAGAGAGTTTACTGTACCACAAATAGCAGTCACTTCTAAAGACGAATTTAGAAAGGCAATAGGCGCAAAAGGCGTAACTACATGGGGGCGAAAATTAGAAAGTCTAATGACATATAGCATAAGATGGATAGAAGAATTGCAGCACAATAGCGCAGCAGATATGGCACACACTCAGTTTGGTTGGTCGGACGATAAAGGCAAATCGTTTATACTTGGAGACAGGGAAATATTTCCTGACCGCGTTGATTTTAACCCCGCGTCGGCAAAAACAGCCGCCTTGTTTCCATCGTTTACCCCGAAGGGTACGTTAGAAGGATGGAAGAATAACGCTAATTTTTTCAATAAACGCGGTATGGAATTGTATCAACTTGTGGTGTGCGCAGGATTCGGCAGTGTACTTATGCGTAACTCTCCAATGCACGGGGCGCTTTTGCATATGCACAGTAAGGACTCAGGGTTAGGTAAAACCACTGCAATGTATATGGCTATGACTGCGTGGGGGCACCCCAAACAACTCACGTTGAAAGAACGAGATACGATGAACCATCGTATGAACCGTGCTGAAGTCAACAAAAACATACCATTCTGTACTGATGAGATTACAAACATGACCGCAAAGGCAGCTTCAGATATGTCCTACGCAATTACTGAAGGTATGCAACGAGGGCGTATGGCAGGGGGCGCAAACATGGAGCGAGCGCGTGGAGGCGAATGGAAGTTCCTTGCCATATCCACAGGCAATATGAGTCTAATAGAAAAAATATCTTTATTCAAGAACGCGCCCAAAGCAGAAGCGCAGCGAATTTTAGAAGCTCGAGTAGATACCTTTTTTGACAGCACAGGCGACAAAGCCATGACAGATGTGTTTGCCCAAGAAGTACAACAGCACTATGGACATGCAGGTGTGGTATTCACGCAGCACTGTATGAACAACTGGGACGCGATTATACAACTAGAAAATAAAGTACGTAAAAAAGTGGACGTAGCGTGTGGGCTTACTTCTGCAAATCGTTTTTGGTCTGAGTACATCACTAAAACGGTAACTGCAGGTTTGTTAATAAAACAACTCAGCTTAATAGATTATGACATGGACGCATTGTTTAAGTTTGCCGTTAAACTTGTAAAGTATAATCAAAGCATGACTGACGATATGACCGCCACATCAAGTCAAATACTAGCTGACTTCTTTGCCGAGCATCACGGTAACTTATTAATTATAAAAAGCACTACCGACATGCGCGGTAAGGTTCCAGAGGGTATGGCAGATTTGGTTATACCAGAAAATAACCCACGTACTAAACTAGTTGCACGGTATGAAACAGACACCAAGAAAGCGTTTATAATCCTTAAACCATTTAAAAAATGGTGTCTTGAGCAACAGATTGATTACTCAGCGTGTGTAACCGACCTGATAAAAGAAAAAGGCGCAAAGAAACACAAGATGCGTATTAGTAAAGGGACTAACCTTAATCTACCTGCGACTGACTGTATTGTAGTTAACTTTGAATTAGAGATAGGTTCTGAGGATGAAAGCGATACCTAAGACGGATGATTTGCACCCAGACGGTGTGCGCGTTGTGGTTGATTGGGATAAAATGTCTGTTGGGGCTTCAGTTTTTATGCCTTGCATAAACGTAGTAGAAGCTAAGAAACAGTTTGAAAAGATAGCGGATAGCCGAGGATGGCAAGTTAAAGTTCACGTTAGAATCGAAGATGAAAGATTTGGGGTTCGCATGTGGAGAATTTTATGATAACGTGTAATCATATCATGTTCATATTGTTCTCCCCAACTACCCCTGCTTATGCGGGGGTTTTTCTTTAGAAGAGTTGCCAACCCTGATCCCACTCACTACGACTTTCCTCTAAGGCACGGCGCATGTTTGGACTAATGGTAATACCGTTATACATAGTTGCTGACGTTTCGATGTGCTGTCGCATAGATTTAAGAATTGTATCTATGCCGATACGGGCGGTGGGGTGGCGTTTATTGAACGCTCGTATCTTAGCCATCAAAGCACGGCGTCCGTCATAGTCACCTGTGCGAGTAGCTATATAATATTTGCGTAATAACTTAGTGCGCATGTTGTTTACAGAGCGTTCGATGCGTTTAGTCTGTTGGTTCATTTCTTGGGTTCGTGTGTATTCTGCGGGTGCAAAGCCAATTGCTTGAGCCGCAAGCTGTCCCATAGATAGATCGTCCATGATCGGATCTTTTCTACGCGTTAGAATACCCTCGTCACCATAACGGAACACACTTTTATACACATTGCTTACGCCCCCAGGAAGCAGTGCCTCAACACCTCTTTGCATCTCACCCTGCATCACGTCTTTGTACGCTCGTTTAAATCTAGTTATGGTGCTCCATGCAGGTCCACCAAGATAATGAAACACAGTCTCTTCTAAAGACGCGTCATGGTTGAATCTATTTGCCTGAAGGATAAGCCCCGATAGACCAATACGGCTTGACAAGTCAACACCAAGAGCCTCAGTTAGTGGGCCTTTGTAGAAGCCTTCGCCTATCGCCTTGCGTACAACAGTTTCGATATCATCTTCTTCCTCATCGCGGAACAAATTGAGTAGCTGCATGACCTCACGTGCAAGTGGCATACCCACAACACCTGCTAGTAAAAACGATGCGCCTGTCACCCCTGCAAACTGACGGAAGGCTTCGTTTCTTGCTGCTTTATCTCCTGCATGGTGCGCGTCTATTCCGTCACGTACAGTTTTAAACATGGTATAATACATCTGAATACCATACGTTTTGTACATAAGTGCAACTCGACCAACTCCTTTTTGTCCAAAGCGTGGCGCAGTTTCTAGTACCGCACCGCCGTTGGTTTGCTGCGTATCGTAGAGAGCTTGTACAGCGGCTTTTTGTTGGCGCTCGGCTGTGGACAATGTAGGCTCTGCTTCCTTGAGACGATTTAACTCAAGTTGATAGGCGGTTAGTGCTGTTACCTGACGGTTATAAACCTCAACGTTATGGAACATAAATGCAGACGCAGCCGAAACTGTTTCTACAACACTGCGCTTACGCCCCGAACTATCTACACCTAAATTATCTGCAAACAAGGAACGGTTTAGCTGACCTCTCGCTGCCATCATTTCTATAAGAGGTTTGGCTTCTAATAACTCTGTACGAACGGCATCGTCTAAATCTATATCCTTACGCAATACGTAATCGCCGTTTGCATCAAGTTCAAAGTAGTTATCAAGGCTTGGCATTGATCGAACTTTTATGTTCTTTTCGTCTCCATACGGAGCTACCATATCACTCTTACGGTTGAACCCACTGCTCGTAACAAGTTTAGACGCGTTCTTGATAGCGCGTCCAGTGGCTCCATACCCATATTTACCTGCTAACATTGGATACACAAACATAGGTACTTGTGACAAGTTTACGATAGCAGAAGAGGCGTTAAAACCAATTGTCCATACAAACGCCGCACGGTTAGCCGCTTGTGCTATCCCATCTGGAGGTGGGTTACGTGCAAAGTCTGCACGAGCTTGTAGTTCGTCCACGATATACTTGTTTTTGTCAGTTAGATTAGCTGCGTTATTTTCTATTATTTTATCTTGTAAATCTCGTATCTTTGCGCTGTACCGTAGTCGCTCTACTTGGCGTCCAAGATCATATGCTTTAGTACGTAATGCGTTGATAGCGTCTTCTTTATACCCCGGAGTGCCTTTTCGACGTTGTAGTGACTTAGCAAATGATGTCTCAGGCAGTGCCTCAATAAACATACGCATAATCTCAGCTTGTACGTTGTCGTCTACCTTGTTTGCGCGTAATGTCTGTAGCGTTTGTTGAACAAACGAGTTTGGCGGTGCTTTGGCATAAGGTGCCTTGCTGATGTTAACAAACTTATTTACGTTAGTTACTGTTTTGTCTGCCTTCAGATCGTTTATGGCACGATCACGTTCTGCTAGTGTTTCAAACGCTTCAACATTAAACTGTCCCTCAGCATCATAAGACAACCAATAGTCACCTGAACGTGTTAGTGGGAAATATGGCTCAATTGTACCTGTTTCAAACAGGCGAGAGTATACTTCGTTTTTTAGTTTTTTACGTGCGGTTTCATCAGCTATAGTCTCGTCTATCTTACCGAAGATAACATCCTTCATTTTTTGATATTGTTTTTTATATGTGTCACGCATCTGTGCGTATATTTTGTCACCGCCAGTGTTTGATAGCGCACGCCAATCAGCACGCATAGACTTCCATGCTTTTATTTTTTCGGGGTTATCTCTGTACGCACTTACTGGTTTGCTTGGGTCTACCTGTTCAATAGTGCTTGTGTAAACCACACGATTCAAAGCATCTACTTGGCCTTTATTTTTCTTTTCCCAATCGGTGACGTTTTTCAGGACAGCTTCAACTTCTTGGTCTGACTTGTTAACAGCCCCACGTTGCTCTTCCATCAACTTGTGCAAGTCCATCGCACCCGTAATACCACTTCTTTCCGCCACATCAGCCACAGCTTGTGAGGGGTAAAACCCAATGAGCGCACGAAGTTTCTTATCACTTTTTACGAACTCCATTGTCTTATCTGCAAACTCTTGCGCAAACTTTGGAGTCACAGGTTTGATAGATTTCTGTACTCCGCCAATTATATCGGCAACACGTTTACCTGCGGCAGTTGGAGAAAGCATAAAGAACTCTCCGTTACCTGTTTGATTTGGTTGTGGTGCAAGAATGTTATCAATAATGCTTGTAGTTTGATCTAACGCTGACTCTACTGGTGCAGGTTTCTTACCGATTAATGTACGTAAGAAGTTAGATATTGCAGCTTTAATTTTAGCAAAAGGAGTTAGAGGGTCACCCTCAACCTTGAGGCCCGCCAGCATACGTTGGAACTCAGGGTTGGTAAACGCTTCTGCTACAAACTCTTTTAAGTTGGTAAACCCATATGCAGTGGGCATATGTTCTTTTGTTTCATCGAATATTTTTTGCAGTTTGCGAGTGAGTGGGTGGTTCTTTTTCTGTAGCGTAGCGACAGTTGCGGCATGGGTCATTTCGTGCAACAGGATCTGCACGTTGAGACCGTTTACTTGATCTCCATCTTTAAAACCCGCAAACTCTGCTAATTGAATAGTGTTGTCTGTTTCGGTAAATCTGCCTGTGACACCTTCCATGGCGTCAATCATTTTAACGATCTTAACCTTCGTGCCCAAGGTTCCTGCAACTTTAGCAAGTTTCTCCGCAACCGCACGAACTTCGGGATCACTTGTTGTGGCTGCTATGGCACGTAATGCACCTTGAAGATCCCCACCACGCAGTAAAGATTTGACTACGTTTGATAGTGGCGTAGAGGTCGTAGATGGATCTAAGTTAAACATGCTGCCCTTGTACATCATACTACGCAGCATCGGATCACTTTCGGTGATGCCTAGTTTGTCCATAACCTTTTCTAGAGCAAGCGCGTCTGCTTCATTGTTAATGTCAAAGCCATCTTTAAATAAAGTTTCAAGCTCGCGGCGTTTAGCGACCAAGTCAGTAGATTGAAAGGCTGCTACATTAGTATTCATAACCTTTGCATCGCGAATTGCGGTCTGCATCCACCTTTTAGTTTGTGGTGATAGGTTATCTGCAGCCCAATCTAGTGTAGCTTGTGCTGAGTTCTTACCACGTGCAGGTAGATACCGTGATCCGTCCGGACCAAAGAAGGCAACCTCTGTCACAGTCATATCTCCTGCGGCGCGAAAGTTAGTCGTACCTGATACTACATCATCAATAGCATCTTGTAGTCCAAGGATCGGGTCTTCGTACGCACCGAGGTATTTTTTTGCCGCACCGATTGTGTTTTTATTTTGTTTATTTGATTTTGTGTTGACAAGTTTTAGTACGCTCTCTTTGTCTTCTACTGTCATCGGGTCAGAAACAGCTTCTACCGACATAGATTTTACAAAACGTTTGTGATCTGCGCTTGTATTTGCATCGTACGCATCAAGCAATCGGGCTTCTACCCCTGCTTTTGTTGTGCCTGTGCGAGTTGTAGTTTGCGTTTTTGGACGCTCTGGAGCTAATGCTTTTGTTGTTTTACGCTTCTCTAAAACAGGAAGCACAGGGCGTTTTAGTGATGGGCGCTTATCGCTTGTTGGTGTTGCAGCATCATCAACAACTTTGTCACGTGCTCCCAATCCTCTGCGTTTAGGTGCTTTAGTGTCGGAGGTATCCTTAGTTCCAGTTCCACGCCTCTTACGTCCTCCTTCGTCTTTATCAGGACCAAGTAAGAGATCAGTTTCGTCCTTACCAAGCTCTGCTTCAAATTCTTTTCTAATTTCTTTGTCGCGTTTTTTACCTTCTGCTATGGCATCATCTTGTGCTTTTTCTAGGTCGGCGGCTTTCTTTTCGGCTGCTTCCCGTCTCTTTGGATCTCTAGCTTTATCAGCAATATCTTTAGCGAGATCACGTCCAGTTAACCTACCTGCATCCTGTTGCGGTACAGGTTGTCTTCTTTGCGGTGTAAATAAGTCTGGTTGATCTGGAGATACGTCCTCAAGTGTACGACTAATACCCAACTCCGCAGCCTGAGACGTTCGTGGTTTAGTTGCAAAAGAAGATAAAATCTTACGCGCTGTGGGATCATTTAAGTCTTTACCGATTACACGCTGTCGAATTGGTGACTTAGCCGAAATGCCCATCTGGTCTAGCATTTCAGTAGTTATAGTATTCGCTGCGGGTGTTGGTTCTACGGCAGGTGCAGGTGCCTGTCCTAAATCCTGCTTACGCCCAAAGCCCGGCAGGGCTGGCTGAGTCGGTGCACGCTGTGTGCCTTCTTCTGGTATGCGGGCCTCCATTTCTTTTAGCTGAGTAGCTTCTGGCGGCGCAGTTATTGGCTTTGATTCTGGCGGCGCAGGGCGTTCGGCACGCTGAATGTTTACCGCACGTTGAATAGTTTGTAGCTCTGCTTCGGTTGGCTGAGTGTTCGTTATACCTTGTTTTTGCAGTGCGTCACTAAACGCACGTCCTACACGGTTGTAGTTTCGGCTTGGTGTCTTTTTAATTGTGTCTTGTAATATTTTATTTCTTCTAGACTCAGTAGCTTTACGCCGTTTTGTATCTTGTTGTCCTGCTATAGTTTCTAAATCTGACTCCGCACGGAGCTTTTCTTTTGCAGCATCTTCGGCTTCAATTGCGGCAATTTGATCTGCTAAGTCTGCTTCTTCCTGTGCGCGGTCTACAAGATCACGTTCTCGTACAGTTGCGGGTGCTCTTAATGGTTCTTCAACTTTAACAGGTGTAGTTCCAAGACGTCTGCGGTCTTGTTCTCGTTCAAGAGCAAACAAGTCTGGTTGTTCAAACGCCTCTACATCACCAATTTCGGCGGCGCGTAATCCTTCTCTTTCACGTGCACGTTCTTGCGCACGCTGTTCCTCTGCTGCAATTCGTTGTTCTCTTGTAAGTGCCTGTCCTTCAGAAGTAACCGCCATTTCATCACGAGGGTCAAGCGGCGGTGCTGGTAAAGCTAAACGTTCTTCAGGTGGAGGCAATGTAGGATCAACAGGTGTTGTATCTCCTTCAGGAGGAGGTGTTCTACCACTACGACGCCCACCAACAACGGCGTCAACAAGTAATTGTATAGTGCTACCTGCAAAACCACCTAGCCCCGCTGCCTCTCCTGATCCCTCAAGTATTGCTTGGTCTGCGTTATACCCACGTTCGTTGAGGTTCTGCAGTATGTTTGCTGCCGCTTCCTGTGCGGCTTCTTCTCCACCAGTTCTAGCAGCGCGTTTAATTCTATTGCCAATGCCCTCAACAACTTCTTCACCAAGGTCGTTAGATAGCCGTTTGAAGATGCGAGTAAGAGGAAATGCTTCTGTAGAACCAATTAGAGCACCGTATCGAGTGGCTATATTTCGTTCTTCTTCTGTAGCATCTGCGGCACGTGCACGTT